CATGCGCAGGCGGGTGACGATGCCGTACTTGCTCATGGCTGCGTTGAGAGCAGGAACAAAAACGCCGGCTTTAGCGCCGGCGTTGGGGAGGATCTGCAGCAACTGCTGCTGTGTGATGGGCATGGTTTCTCCAGGCACAAAAACCGCCGATGGCGGTGTGGTTGGGTATTGCGATTGAGCGGAACAGGAAAGTAAGGCCCTCGGTACTTACGGCTATCACGGGTAGAGCCTGATAGGTCTAGAGCAACCCGCAAACATATCCCCAAAATAATTGCGGTAGCAGGTGTGATACTCCTTCGCTTAAAAAGCTCTAGCTGCCGCTATGGAAACCCCGATCAAGCAGTGTTCTAGAAGTCCGTCACATCGACGAACATCAGACTTACCGCTTCCTGGTACACGCCACCCTCGGGCGGCGCTACTGTCCCACCCCATCCCGACTGCGAGGAGAGATAAGCAATGTCACCCATACGCGCCTGGTGCGGAACAGGGAATGCTATGCCCAGGCAGTTGCCATCGCGATACACGAAATAACTGCCGATGTTGTGAGCCTCCTCGTTTTTTATGGTGAACACGCTGGATGGCGACATCTGGCACACCGCATACTTCCTGCCAGGCTCCATGCTTAAGACTTGTCCATAGATGGCCCTGAAGTCTGGCGCCTTATACGTCATGGCCACCCGCATGTAATCGTACTCAGTGCTAAAGGCTAGCGAGCCGTCAGCGCGAAACACCTGGAGGCCCAGCTTTGCCGATGGCGGCGGCGGGAATCCGAAGCAGTAGACTGTGATCGGAACCGCGCCGCGCACCTCGCACCACAGCGTAACCCGCCGCCCGCCACCGATATCTTCGACACCCCATATGCTGGCAGGCTGGGTGCAGTGGTGCGCCACACATATGGTCCCGGATGGAGCACTGACCACTGCTTTTGACATCTTGTCACGACCATCTGCCATATAGGTGGTCGTTTCTATCTTCTGGAGCAGGACGATGTTCTGAAACGCCCCGTCCACTTGGATGTAGTTTTGTTCATTGAAAATGGAAAAGCCGGCTACATGCGCCATTAGTACACCCCGTAATAAACAAGAGTTGCGGGGCCTGTCGCGGAAATCGAGCTATCTCCATCCCGGTTCCAGTGCCAGGACAGCAGGCCATTTTCGATGTCTACGGAGTAGCCGCCCTGGATGCCAAACACCAGCATTTGAGCGTAGGCCCATTGGCGCCCCGTAACCCCGTTCAGCAACGGCAACTGCATTGCCCCTGACCCACCACCAATCGTGGTAGAGCCGACGATCCGTGTTATGGAGTGGCCCCCCCATAGGCGGGTTTTGCCACCATCGTTGAAAACCTGTAATCCCGCCGTAGGCATAACCACCTCTAAAAATGAAAGCCCAGGTATAACAAATGCCTAAAAGAACTATTTGAGCGTCTTTCGCAATGTTCAGTGCTAAATCCAAACGAACACGGAATCACTGCGCAGGTATCAAGCTGCGCGCCTCGGCGCGCTTCTCGGCGATATCGGCCGGGATCTCCTTGCCAGTCTCAAGCTTGCGTACCACAAGCCAGTCAGTTTGCTGCAGGTACTCCCTGGCCTCTTGCGCCTTTTGGTCCTGCTCAGTGAACGTCTTCTTGCTCTGCGAGAAGTCCATGGTCGTCCTCGATGGTTGGGGGTTCTGGAGGTGGCGCCGGGTGATCGGTGGGAATGTCCACCGGACCATCAGCGGTCACCATCACAGGATCAGGAAAGCGAATGGCGTCGGTGGCCGTGGCTTCGTCGTAGGGCATGAGCAGAACGATCGAGAGGACGCCGTCAGCGGACATCACGGCCTTGTCGGCGAACAGCGGGGAGCCGATGGCCTCAAGCGAAAGCTCGTAGCCGGGCTGGAGCGGAGAAAAGTCGAACTGTTCGCCGTTGATGATCAGCTTGTGGCCTTTGACGTTTACCGACTCAAGGGGCTGCCAGTGCGGCGCGTACACCGGTGAAAATCTGATCGTCACCATATTATTTCCACCTTCCGATAGCCATATACCGTATGACGTACTTACCGTTTGAGCCGCCACTGAAGCCGTTAATCGTGCACTTAACAAGATCCTGCCCGGCGCCCACGCAGCACCAAACATAAGCATTCAAAGAGTACGCCACGGTCGGAATTACGCCCGCCAACGATTTGAACGGAACGGGGTATGTGAATGTGTCGTCGTTCCCTGCCCATATATTTCCGTTAGGGTTGCTTGTCGTTTTCTCCGCGCCCCCTTGGGCGTAGCAAATCATGGTTCCGTCTGGAAACTTTATGGCGGTGCCGTTGGCATTGGTTACGGACTCAATCGATGTGTTTGTCCACTCACCCCAGCTGCCTGCGAGCTGGACGCGGGTGTATACGCCGGGAAAATCAACTCCCAGGCGCTGTGCCCTCTGAGTGACGTATCCCTGCTGCAAGTAGACGTGCTCGATGATCCAGTCCCCCGGTGCAGGCCCGCCGGTACTGTCGGAGCCAAGCCAGATTCTTTGCGTGTTTGCCGAGAGATTATTCGGGTTAGTCCCTGCAGGCGCTCGCGAAAGCTGGCCGGAGATTCCAAACTCACCAAAGTTAAGCAGGCGGTTCCAAGAGGTCCAGGCGTTACCGGACACGGATCGGAACCAAGTTACCTCCCCGATAGGGTGGCCGCGAGTTGTTGTGAGGCGCTGAATAACGGAATTGCCACCATCGTAATCAATAACTTCTAAAGTGCCGTAAACGTTCATGCCGTTGAGCGTAGTGGGCGAGGCAGCATAGTTACCTGATACCAGCGCTTTGTTGCAGTCGTTTTCGGGTACTGATGCGCCACGCCCACCGATACCTTGATCACCAGCTAGAAGAAAACGCTTCCAGGCGCTGCGGTCGGTCCCACTGATACGGCTCAGCCAGACCTTATCCTCTGCAAATGACGTCGCGATAAAGCTGGAGAACTCACCATTGGCGCCACCCGTCATCGAGAGCAACTGACCGGCTCCTGCTGCCGGGGGGCGTCCGGCGGTCTCCTGATTCCAAAAGGTAATGCCACCCTTCTTGATCTGATAGATGCTCTGAGTTTCAGGGGCTACCGCGCCGATGCCGTAGTCCCGCGCATCGATCACGGCGGCGAGCTTGTTTTTCTCTGGCGTTGTAAAGTCATTTGACGAAAGCACCTTGCCGGCTACCTTGTCGACTTTGTTTTCGAGAGCGGTCTTATCCGCCTTCTCATCCACGCCAACTGCTGTAGCCAGTGCGGCCTTCGGGATGTCACCAGCCGCGTCGGGATCGACACCTGCAACGGTCTGCACCTTTCCGGCGCCCTCCTCGATTGCCGTGTACAGCTCGGCGGTCATGTCGTTAACTTTGATCATCGCTGAGCGGAACGTGTCGCCGCCTTGGCCCGTCGGGATCACCCCAAGCTCAATATTTTTGCGTGCCATGCGCACCCCTCATCTGTAAAACAAATGGCGAGAGAGTCTTTCATCTCCCTCCCGCCTTATCCCCAAATACCAAGCCGGACCCGCAGCCTGTCGTTTGTGTCAAACACCTGGATCAGTTGGTTCGACATGGTCAGCCTGCCTCCGCCCACCAGGTTGCCGTTGAACTCCAGATTGCCGCCCCTCCAGAGCTTCCAGCCGCGCCTTCCTGGCTCATAGTCAGCAGACTGCAAGTTGTCGCCGATTTTGAGCATGTCGATAGAGCCGTTCTTGATGAATGCCGACTTCATGAAGACCTGGCCGCCCTCAACGGCAAACGGAACAGTTCCACCCTGCTGAATTGCGAACATGTCGGCATCGATGATGAACTTCGATTCCAATTGCCCCTCGGCGTTGTTCTCTAGGCCCAAGCCGATACCGGCGTACTTGTACTCGCCGTTACTCGCGTTGTACTGCAAGCGCACGGACCATGAACCATTGACCTTGCCGCTTGCATCCGTAGCGAGCTGGAAGCCTTGGTCGGCCTTCAACGAGGTCTTGCCAAGGTTCACTTCGAGGGTGTCCGTTTTCTGCGCCAGGGCCTCGGTTGCCGTCACGCGGGCCAGCGTTTCCTCCTTGATCGCGGCAGAGTTATCTCCGGCTTTTGCGTCAACCTGGGTGATACGCTCGGACAGAGCTGTATCAGCAGTAACCATCGCCGTGGTCAGATCCGTGACCTTGGCATTTGTCTCGCCGAGACCTGCTTCGACGATGTCTGTGCGCTTGGCCTGCTGGTAGTCGCCCTCGGCGATTGCGGACCAGACAGACCAGACCCCGGCGTAGCCCGCGTCCTGCCCCACCAGCTCCCCGCTGTCGCCCGCCATCGGCGGATTGAGCTGCACATAGACCCCGTCGACCTTCTCCGACATGGCTGTCACCTTGCCGTCGATGTTGGTGATCTGCTGGGTCAGGTTATGCACCTCTCCGGCCAAGGCATTGGCTTCTTCAAGGATCGTGCCCACGTCTTTCCAATAGACCGCGTTCGGAGGCTGGGTGCCCACCGGAACAGGACCGAGCGCCTGGTAAAGGTTCTGGCCCTGGCGCACGATCTCGCCCTTGCTGTAGGTCTTCTCCGGGTCCCACACCAGCGCATCGGTGTACTGCTTGATCAGATCCTTGATCGCCTCCAAGCGATCATTCACCGACCCCGGCCCATCTCCACTGATCTTGGCGATCTCGTCCTTGAGGTGCTGGCCCAGGCTGGACTCATCGATCTTGCCCTTGATGTAGTCGAGTATCAGGTTCGCATCGGAACTGGCTTGCCCCTGTACGCCAGCACCGGTCGGGTAGAACGGCCCTATGTTGCCCGTGCGGTCAACCAGGCGAGCCCAGAAGAAAAACGTGGCGCCCGCCGCCAACCCCTGCATGAGGAAGTCCGATTGTGGGTGCGCCAGGTCGGTCAGCTTGGCGGCCTCCTCCAAGCTGTTGCCTGGGCCATACCAGATCTCGGTGCGCTGGGTGTCCTCGGCGCCTGATGGGAAACCCCATTTGAGGCCGATGCCGAACAGCTCACTCGATGCCGTGAGGTGCGTTACCGCTGGTGGTGACGCGGTCTTGCCCGCGACATCAGTGAGTACCGACGTTGTGGGGATAGATGCCACGTCCATTGCGTTGACGGCTCGCACGCGGGCCAGGTACTGGCCTGCATACACTCCACGCACGTCGACGGCGAGCTCACCGGTGCGCGGCACCTTGGTCCAGTCACGGGAGCCCCAGCGCCATTCCACGTCATACGCCACAGCACCAGGCGCAGCATCCCACCCGATGGTCATGGTGGTAACTGCAATGCCCTGGTCTACAGCGGAGTGGCTGCTGATCAGCACGCGGGCCGGAGCCTCTTGCACGCCAGGCGGCAAAACGCTGATTGGCCGGTCGTCGATCATGGTGCCGTGATCGATGGCGTCGAACTTGCTGGGCTCATGCTGGATCAGCTCGAGCTGGAACCGAGTCCACTCTGGCCGCGTCACGTTGCGGACGTAGAACTGCATCAGCTTCAAGTCGTCGTAGTCGATCGCCCAGCCGCATTCGGATTGCGGGGTCTCGCTGAAGTCGGCCATGACGGTGATCTGCCGCCCGCTCACCGAGCGAACTTGCCGCGTCTCGGCCTTGCCACTGGGCAGGTTAACCAGCAGCCGGGCGCCGGCGGGAACCTCAACGTCACGGTCAACGGTCACGGTGCGGCCAGCGACGGCAGCAACCCGGCCGCCATTGGCCCTGCCGGCCAGCATTGGATCGGACAGCGCAATCACGGTTCCAGGCTTCGGGATATAGCCATCCAGGCCGACGTTGATCGTCGCGCCGCGAATCTGCAGCTGCTCAGTCAGCAGCGCCCACTTGCCCGCGCGCTGGGCCTGGCCACGGCTGGTGCAGCCCACCGCCTCAACAGAAACGCTTCGCACGCCGTACTCGGCTATGGCGTCCTCATCGAATACCGGCTCCTTGTCGGTATCGAACCCCTGATCAGGATCATCGAACGAGACCATGGCGAGGCTGTGCCTGTCGCGCAACCTGCTGCCGGAATACTTGATCGCCCCGTCCCCGAGAATCTGCGACGGCGTGTAGGTGTAGACCGGGTCCTGCGGAATGTCAGCATTGACAGTGATCTGGCTGCCATCCCAGTACGCCAACCCGTGGAAGATCGCGGCCAGGTCCTGCAGCACCGCCCAGGCCTCGGCCTGCTTCTGCAGGTAGAGGTTGCAGGTGAACCGCGGCTCCATGCCCCCCTGGCCTTTCCCGTCCGGCACCAACTGGTCGCACCATTGGGCGATGCGGTACAGCGACCAGCGGTTGATCATCGAGGCGTCGATACGATCGCCCAGGCCGTAGTACGGGTGCAGAGCCAGGTCGTAGAACACCCAGGCCGGGTTGTTGGTGTAAGCCTCCTTGAACGAGCCATCCCACACGCCGTTGGTGGTGCCGGCGCCGGAGGTGGCATAGGTGCGCGTCTCTGGGTCGTAGTTCATTGGCACTCGCACGATTCTGCCGCGCATCAGGGCCGCAATCTTCGGGAAGTCCCCGCCGAACTGTTGGGCGTCGTATTCGATGCAGCCGACCGCCGTGAGCGGATATTCCTGGTCGCTGTTGACGACCTCGGCGATCGCCTCAACTACCATGGCATCTTGCACCAGCGAACTGTTCGCCTCTGGTGTCAAGCGTCGCGCACGGATAGTCCACCTGCTGCCCTCGGGCAACTCGATACGGTGCGATCGCTCGTACTTGGTGACGTTCTTGCGGTCAACGCTTGACGCCAGCACCTGCTGGTAGGGACCGCCATCCGTGGCCACGTCAATCGCATAAGCGATATGCACGCCGTTGATGTTGCCGCCACTATCCTGGGCCTGCAGCACCGGCCAGGAAAACCGCACGCGCACGGCGTCGATAACGGCGTTATTGATTGAGTAAACCCACGGTACGGTGCTACGCAGTTCCAGGCCGACCCTGATCTCGTTGCTCGACTCGGTAACCCCCTCAAGGCGATCCTGGTGCAGCTCTCCCGACCGGAACTGCCACTTCACACCCGGGTAGTTAATCGTGCCGTCCTCGGCAATGATCGGCGTCCCATCGAGCTTCACCGAGCGCAATCCGCTCACGGGGCCGACGATAGGCCCCCAGCTCCAGAGGTAGACCAAACGCGCCGTAGAGATTGAGGGCACGCTGTTCGAGGCAATGCTGGGCTGCTTCTGCTTCTTGGCGCCGCCCTTGTGTCCGACCACCTGGCGCCGCTGCGCCTGAGCCGTGCGCGCCCTGCGCTTAACTTCTGCGCCCATTCAATCCTCCAGAAACAAAAAGACCTGCCGGAGCAGGTCAGATAATCGAGCTGTGGCTACAGCCTGTCTTGTGGGTACACACCGCCTGACTCGATCGCCCCGCCGATCTCACGTTCGCCGTAAAGGACGGGATAAGGGTTGCCCTGGGCAATGGTGGTCACCGCTGAGCCGAAGCCGTAGCTGGGGTTGTTGCCGTCCTCGTTGCGATCGAGACTTCCGGTCTTGGCCGTGGGCGACAGCATCTGCACCACGCCTCCAAGCGCCATTGCGGCACCGCCGGCCATCATTGCGACACCAAGAGCCGAAGAAGTGCCGCCAGTAACCAGGCCGGCGACGATCAGCACCGCCCCAATAATCGTCTGGAACAGGCCGGCCTGTTTGCTGCCCTGGATGATTGGTGCAATGCGGATCTCGCTACTATCACCGCCCTGCAGGTCCAACTCTTCGGCTGCGAGATTGCGCCGGCCAGAGAACACTGTGAACGCCAGGTCGCGCTCCTCGGCAGTGGCCAAGAACTTCTCAAAGCCCGGAATCATGTTGCACAGGGCCTGTATTGCGTCCCTGGCGCTGTGGACATCCAGCACGTACTCACGCCCGAAGTGCCGGCGCAAAACCCCGTAGAGCTTCACGGTGCGCATCATGGTTCGTACTCCTTATGCCGAAGGATCAGGCGACAGCGGTTGGCCATCGACCAGCCGTAGATGTCGCGCGTGGAGGCGCGACCAGCCATGTGGTGATAGATGAATGGGCCGGAGCCACCCAGCGTTGGTGCGTCCTCGCTGACCAGGGCCGGCTCGTCGCCCAGGTAGATCGCCGCGTGATTCGGGTGGAAGCATGGTCGGCCAAGTGACGGCACCATGAAGACGAGCATGTCACCACGGCGCGGCTCGCTGACCTGATAGAAGCCGGCTCCCTTGAAGTTGTCTTCATACAGGCTCGGGCCGTCGGCCTCCTCCCACCAGAGATCCTTGCGTTCGAAGTTTGGCAACTGCAGGCCGACCTCCCTGGAGTACCAGTCGCGGCAGGCTCCCCAGCAGTCGAGCAAGCCATGGGAGAACTCACGCCCCAGCAACGGCGCCCGGTAGCCGGCAGGCTGGAACCACTCCATATCACCGCCAGGCCATGCCACGATGCCCCATGGCACCTCATGCAGTTCGCAGCTCACCCTGTCGGCCATGCTCGGGCGCGGGCTCGCGTCGGGATGGCTGTGGATGATCGCCAGCAGCGTCCCGCGCTCCTCGGCGTCAGCCAAGTCCTCGTGGTGCAGCGTGAACTGGTCACGGGGCGTCTTGGCCAGATTGCGGCAAGGCACGTACTCGCGGCCGGCGGCCGTCTTGATCAGCACGCCACACGCTTCCGCCGGGTACTCGCGCTCGGCATGCTCGCGGATAGCGGCCTGCAACTGTTGGTTGATGCGCATGGATTACCTCGAACTTGCGATCAGGCTTGCGCCCATGGATCCGCCGAATCGGCGTGTGTTACCGCGCAGCTTGCAACTGTTCCAGCGGCCCGCGCAGCGATCGAGCGCTGGGTTGTCAGTCGGCTCGTTCTGCTTGGTGAACATCGCGGCGCCGGAATATGCGCAAGCCTCACCGCGGTAACCGTTGCGCGTAGCCCATCGGCACAGCTTGGTGATCTGCTGGCTGGGCAACTGCACCCCACCAAGGTCAAGCGGGCTCGATAGCTGGAACGTCACACGCTCCCGGTCTTCCTCGGTCTTCTGCTCAATGAACCAAAGGTTTTCCCGAGCTTGATTGGCGGCGTTAGGGTTGCCCTCTGGAAAGTTTGCAGCATCCAAGAAGTGCCGGAAGGTCTCGATAACCTTCACCCTGGCGCCGGCTAGGTCCTTGAGTGCCAGGCACAGCGCGGAGACCGCGCCGCGCACGCCGGATATCTCGTTGGCCAGCTCCAACGTGGGGGTAGCTGGTCGCCCGTCGCCACGAATGTCGAAGCCCTTGGCCTCGATCTGGATCGGTGCATATAGCTGACCCTGCCAGATGATGTCGCCCTCCTGGGCGTGGCCATGAAAGCGCATCAGGTTACCGCCGAGGCGTGTAGCGTCCACCTCATACAGGCGGATCTGGTTTCCCGGCTCCAGCTTCTGAATATCGGTTTCGAAAGTCATGAGGCCTCAGAAAAGAAACCCCGAGCGGGCGGGGTCAGTAAGGTGTGAAGACCTGCTTCATCGTGAAGCTGATCCTGAATAGGCCGGCGCCCTGGGGGTCGAGCTTGTAGCCATTGACCTTGTACCGGCCCTGGGTGCCACCAGGCGGCGTCCAGAGAAACGACCTATACCCTTCATGGCGATCGAGAAAGTCACGAACCCGATGCAGTTCCTGACCTTCCTCTAGGCTCCCAACCAATTGATGTGACCACTCTTGCGACTTGCCGTTGATCCCGGTGCCGCCGGACTGGATGTACCCGTCCCCGAAATCGTTTTCCCATGTGCGCTGCTTGATATCGCCCGAGGCACCGACCCGGGTGCAAAAGCCATATGTCTCTGCCATTACCTCCTCCACATCGATCCGCCCTGGGCGAACTCTTCATTCAGCACCTCCCGAACGGTTTGCCGGAGCCCCTGCCCCATCATCTCGCCCTGGCGTCGTGCATCCTCATCCTTCATACCCGGCTGAGCCTGGACAGTGATAGGGGCATTGATGGTGATACCGCCACGCTCCACGCCAGCGCCAGCATCGTTTGCGCTGCGCAGGTACTGGGTCAGGTCACGGTTCTGGTTCGGGTTAAGCACCCGCTCGCCACCATCGAGCAGCCACGTACCTTCGCGCGGGATGTTGTCGAGGCCATTGTGCGCCATACCGATCAGCGCACTGGAGGCCACGCCGGCGACCATCGGGGCAGTTGCAGCAGCAGCTGCAGCAGCGGCCGCCGGTGCCATTGCTGGGCCGACAATCGGAATCGCCGCAGTAGAGGCAAAGGCGGCAAGACTTGCCTGAAATGACGTGGCCTGGGCATTGGCAACAAGCGCCATGCCAGCAGTCGCTTGGGTGCTTTTTCCAACCACTAACTGGATTGCCTGATACACCAGCCACTGAGCGGCCATATCCGCCAATGCATTGATCATGGACTTGGCGAAACCAGCCACCATGTCCATCAGGGCATCTCCAGCATCCTTTGCCCCAGTGGCTACGTCCGACAGAAATGTGCCAAGCTCGCTTCTCGCGCTACCGAGGATCGAGGTTGTCGCATCGGCGGCCATGGCCGAGTAGTTCTGCGCCTCATCAGCGAAGTTCTGCCATGCGTCCTTAACACCATCAAGCCAATTTTTTTGCAGCTCGTCCTGCTTGGCGTAGAAATTGCGCTGATGCTCAAGGCGAATTGCCAGAGCATTGTCGAGAGCCTCGGTCTCCTTCCGATAATTAGCATCTGCGTCAGGATCCTCCGCAAGAACAGCCTCCTTGTACTCCTTGTACATCTCTCGACGCTGCTTGTTGAAGTCCTGCTCAATGGTGAGCATCGTCCGGAAGCGCTCGCGGTACTTTTCGCCCTGACCAGCACCTGCAAGCTCCATGTCCAGGCCATCCTTGGCCGTGCGGTTGTCCTCGTCGAGGTTGAACTGCAGGGCGGCCAGTTTCTTGGCGTCCTGATCGGCCTTGAGCAGCGCCTTCTTGGCGTCGAGCTCGGCGGCTAGCCCTTCAAGTAGCTTCTGCTGCTTACTGGTGACCCCCTCAAGCTTCCCGCTGGAGACCTCGAAAGCGAGCTTCTCCACCTCTGTGGCGTTCTTTCGCTTGTCGGTGGAGGTATTGATCAGCTCGATCTGCCGCTTGTAGCCCTCCTCCATGTCCTCAAAGCGTTTGCCAAGCGCCTTGCTGTCTTTGTCGATTGCCTTCGACTCTTTGAGGGCCTTGTTGGCCTTATCTATGGCGTCGGCAGCAGCCAGGGCCTTTTTTTCATCCGGCGGCGACAGCTTTAACGAGCCGGCTGCAAGCTGAGCCCGGAGCTTCTCAACCTCTGTCAGCTTGCCAGCAACAACTGCCTGCTTTTCCAGGTTCTTCAGATAGTTGCTGCCCTCTTTATCCGAGGCAAGCCTTGTGCCGTTCAGCTCCTTGTTGAGCTCTTGGAGGGCCAGGCGCAACGCCCCAACCTTCTCCTTCTGGATATCAAGGTTGCCCTGTGAGGTGTTTTTCCCTTCGTCGACGTTTTTCTGGAACACCTCCTGCCACTGCTCAGCCTCCTTGAGTTCCTTGGTCAGGCCCGCGACCTTCTCTTGGATCTGCTCGAAAGACTGCCCCGACAGGTTCTGCGGGATCATGTCCCGCGAAGCTCGGCGAATCCTCGTAGAGGCATCCTCAAAGGCGTTTGCAGCCCTTCCTGCACCGGATGCGGCGTTGTCACCAAATGTCAGAAAGGAAGCGCCTACGGCCGCCACGGTAAGGACCAGGCCAGGAAGGCCGCCCATGACTCGCATCAGACCGAACCAGGCACCTTGCAGTGCCGAAATCGCTCGCCCTGCAAAAGTGGCAGTCGCGGCCCATGCCGCTGTTGCGGTACTTGCCGCGTATTGAGCCGCCGTGACCTGAAGCGTAGTCACCGCAACGGCCTCAGTAGCTGTGGCTTGCTTCGTCAAGGCGCCAGCGACTGCGGTTGAGCTTGCGACAGTCGTTGACGCGAGCTTTGCCTCGGCAACCGCCAGTTGATTGGTGATGGCGACCTCCGCCACACGCAATTCCGCCATTCGCGCAATGGATTGCTGTCTACCGGCGTCGGATATCTGGGCTTGTAGGCGCTGCGTTTCAAGCTGCTTTTCCGCCGCTATAGCCCCCATCACGGCCTGCACGCGCGAAACCTCTGCTGCTGCAATCTGGCGCTCTGCTGCAACTTGGGCGCTGGCAGACTGAACCGCCTGCCGAGCAGAGTTTTGCACCGCCAGGGCCTCAGCATGCGCCGCCTCGGCGCGCCGCAACGAACCGTTGGCCGCAATCATTGACGCTTCTGCTTGCTCTTGGGCCGCAACACGACTGGCGCGCCATGCCCCGAGCATGTTGGCAAACCCCAAGCCTACCTTTCCGATCGCCACATACAGGCCAGCAGTCAGGGCCTGGGCAAACGCCTGAACCCCTGCGCCATCCCAGGCTTTAGATACAGCGAGCACGGCATCGGTAAACGTCTTGGTGAGGCCCAACGCTTCATCAAGCGAACCAATAAATTTGGTCGCGCTGTTCTCGATAGTCTGGAATGCCCCCGAAATGGTCGCCTGAGACCTGGCGAAAGCATCGTCAATCGCCTGAGTTTGGGCGAGGATCGCACCAAACACTTCCTTGGACGTCAGTTTGCCAGCCTCGCCCATAGAGCGCAGCGACTCCCGTGCCACCCCCATACCATCAGCGATGGCCTGGGCAAGGCCGGGGGCCTGCTCGAGCACAGAGTTAAGTTCTTCACCACGCAACACGCCCGAAGCGAATGCCTGGCCAAGCTGCACCAGGGCGCCCTGTGCAGCCTGAGCGGATACGCCACTGGCAGACATCGCCTTGCTGATGTTCTGCGTGACCTGAGCCACTTTTTCCTGGGTCGCGCCGAGCTGACCAGAGTTGGCGGCGATGCGCTGATAGAGTTCGGCGGTAGCATCCAGAGATGAGCGGGCATTCTGCGCAACAGCGAATACCGATTGCGACTGCTGGGCGAACTGATCAAACGTTTCGGAAACCTGTTTGATCCGGTTCTGCACGCCCACCCAGGACTGGGAATATTGAACAACCTGCTGCACACCAAGGTATGCAGCAGCGGCTCCCGCTATAGCCTTGAAAGACGACACCACCGCGTGCGAGGTATTTGCCGCGTATCGCTCTACCTGCGCCATGCTGCGCTGTGTAGATCTTGCGGCCTGATCCATGCCTTGCTGGAAGCCGCCAATTCTGGCGATCAGATCAAGCGTCAGCGTGCCAAGAGATCTGCCGGCCATACTTTTCTCCTGGCAGCAAAAAGCCCGCCGAGGCGGGCTTGATTAATTCGAATTCATTACCGGTACGGATTGGCCACATCAGTTGTGGTGTAGCTGACAACCTTGCCGGACGCATCAAGAATCACACTCAGAGCCTGATTCTTGTAACTACTGCCCGCAAAACCAACGTGCGCATATCCCCAAGACATAACCTGTGTGCCGTCGGAGTTTCTGGATGTCGCCAAAGGCTGGCCAAAGCTAGCCAAAAGATCGTCCTTCGTCGTGACGCCCTGTTTTATGGCTTCAAGCTGTGCATCGGTAACCGGCTTACCATAAGTTGTGCAGGCAGAAACTATGCAGGCGGCGATTAGCGTAATGACTTTTTTCATGGTTCCCTCCAGTAAGAAAGCCATGAATTTATCACGTCACACCCATTCCTCCATGGCCTGCTTCAATGAATCCCCAGGATTGACGTGATGCGGCATGAAGTCGTAGAGCTCCGCCTTGCCACCGCCTGAGCGATTGACCTGCAGGGCGATCAGCGCAGCCGACAGCTCCTGACGACGGACAAAATTAAGCGATCCATGCTTATCCCGGTAGGCAACCCAGGCCAGCACTTCCGCGTAGGAAAGTGTGGCCTTGGCTTCGGCAATCGAATTGCCGCCGATCCCATTCAGCACCAGCTCATGCCACAACTCGTCGCCTGGGGTCAGCTCTTTGCGGCTGGGTTGTTCACCTCGTTGACCGCATTCAGCAGAACAATGCCCAGGCTCGAATCGAGGTTCACCGCGTCATCGAACGGCAGCTCTTCGGTGCCGTCCTTGCCAAGCATGATGCTAGCGGACAGGTAGCGAGCGTTCTTGAATCGCTCGGCCTCGCCGCCAGCAAACATCGCCTCCATCACGCCGAAAGCATGGCGTCGAACGTGTACGGTGAACTTGTCAGTGACTTCCTGGCCGGCTTCGTCGAGGTGCTTCCATTCGACTTTTTTCGGAACCAAGGCGTCAGCGACAACGCCTCCCTTCTTTTTCAGTTGCGCGAGATCCATGGTGGCCCCTTAAGTGGTTTTCTTGACCCAGGCGGAACCGCCCGAGCGCTGGATAGATACCGCGGTGCTGACCACGGCATTGGCGGCGAAGTCGAACGGGAAGTCAGCCACATAGCCCTCGAATACAAACCAGGTACGCGATGGCGGAAGAACAAAGTCTTCTTCCAGGTTGACGGTGGCGGTGGCCGCAGCGCCAGTACCGGATCCGCCGGTGAAGGTTACATTTGGCACGCTGGTGTAGCCGGTTCCTGGGTTGGTGATGTTGATGGCCGCTACCTTGTCACCATCCAGCACGGCAACGGCCGTGGCCCCACTACCGCCCCCGCCGGTGAGATTTACGGTCGGAGCGCTGGCGTAACCGCTGCCGCCACTGGTCACCGCGATCAGATCCAGACTGCCAGATGCTGCGACGCTCGGAGCCGCGGAGCCATCGGACCAACCAACAGCCCACTTGAGCGTGGTGTCGCCATTGGCTTCGGACAGCTGATGCAGGCGGATGTGGCTTGCGCTATTGGGATCGGCGTTGATGGTCAAAGAGGCTTGGCCCGGAGTGCGAAGCCCCGGCTTGTAGGTGCGTTCGTTGGAGCTGAGGCAGGTATCCTCGATCTGCTCCTTCGGCGCGCCGCCAGGGTTGAACGCTGTGGCGCACTCGACCTCCATCACGGTCGATGGACCTGTGCCAGTGAGTGGAGGCATCAGGGCATAAACCTGGGTGCCTTGGGTGAGAATCGACATGGTGGTCTCCTATCGGGTAAAGAAAAGCCCGCACTGGGCGGGCTCGGTTGATTCATCGGCGGACTATCCAGTCCACGTCGAAGCTTCGGTGGTAGTCCTTTGTTTTGGGGTCGCGGTCCGTGGCGCCCCAACGAACGACACAAGCTCGCAGCTCAATCGCCGCACAGATAGCCTTGGTCACTGCAAGCACCGGAGCGGCGGTGGCCGCATACACGTCCACCTGCAGGGTAAAGCTGTCGGCGTCTGGCCGGCCTGCGAGGAAGTTCTCAGGGCTGCCAGCGATCAAACTCCAGACGACGTATGGCTTCACCGGCTTTTCCGGGGCCTCCCCGAATGAGTAGAGCCGGCAGTCCACGCCCACACCGAGCAAGGCGGTAACGCCGGGATCTGTCGAGCACACGGCAAAAATGGGTGCTTCCATGATCTCCTCACAGCGCCGCGTCGATTTCCTGCCCGAGCACCTGCACGAAGCGGTCGGTCACGGCATTCACGTTGGTTGAGAAGGCGGGCCGCATGAACGGCGCCGGCGGGTTGTGCTGGGTGCCGAACTCCAGATACCGCCAGTGTCGGGTGTCGCCACCTGGGTTGCCGCTGGCATCCTTGCTGTGCTGGTTTGAACCGGCTCCGCCACGAACACCCACCTTCATCACCACGCCACCCTCGCGCTGGCCCTGTCGACCCGACTCCTGCGTGACGATGTTGCGCCAGATCTTCTCGGCGGTCCCCGGGTCGTCCATTGCCCTGGCCCTTGCCTTGGCATCATCGCGAACGATGTTCATGGCTTGGCGCGCGGCCTTGCGCAGCCCTTTGCGGCGAAGCTTTGGAGCCAGGCCCAGCATTTTATCGGTGACTGGTTTGAGCCCCTGCAGGCGGGCCGTGATCTGGTCAGCCATCTTTAATCCCCTTCGAGACGATGATGGTCAGGTACTCCAGGCCTGAGTTGGGATCTTCCAGCGGCGGGCCTTCGATGCTGTAGATCTCGCCGCGGTAAACGATGCGCATGGTAGGTAGCACACCAGAGCGATACCGAATCACCAATCTTGCCGAGGCCTCAGACTGTGCGGCCTGAGCGGCCACTAGGTCGCGAGCCGAAAGCGGCTCGACACGCGCCGGACACTTGGGCCAGCGCGCCACCCACTGGGGTTCGCCATATTCACCGGTGACAGGGTCACGGGGAGTCGTTTTCTCCTCGATGTCGATGCGGTGCCGAAGTTTACCGGCCTGCATCACACACCCATCCGGATGCGGTACGGCATCAGCAGGTGCTGGGACGCCATCGGAAGCTCGACAGCTGTCGCCCCGGTGACAACCTCCTCGCGGTTGGCGAACAAGTGGCCCAGCTTGAGCAGGCAGGCCGCCTGGATCGCAGGATTGAGCACCATGCCGTAGGCGATGGCGTCGCACTGGTCGTAGGCGTCGGCCAACGCCTGGCGGGCATGACCGAGAAGGCGGCAGCGCAGCGTGTGGTCCTGCTCCGCCTCGGCGGCCGCTACCGCTGCGGCATTCGCGTCCTTGGCCGCTAGCATCGCCCCCGGCACCCCGGCACGAGCTGTGTCGAGCGCGACCTGATCCAGGTAGAAGCGGCGATTCAGAAACTTCATCGCCGTCTCTTCCGCTGCCTCAAGCTGTGCCTGTACCAGCACCTGGTCCTCTGGCTCGGCCAGCAAGTGGTGCATGGCCAGTTCGATGGCGATCACTGGCATGGGTTACTCCTTGACCTTCTCTGGCTCGCCACCCGCGACCAGTCGCCCAGCTTCAGCATTGGCTTCTTCTTGGTTGCCGGCGAACTCGCCAACCTGGTTGCCCTCAGCGTCCACCACGATCCACTTGCCACCGCCCTTGTGCTTCGCCTTGAAGACTGCGACTGGCGGTGTAATCGGCAGGGTGGCGGCGCCCAGAGTGCTGGTGGTCAGCACGCCGGCGCCAGTCGCATCTTCCTGGGTGATGGTCACCACCACCTCGCCCTCGGAGCTGTCCAGCTCGGCATAGCCCCTCTGGATCAACTGGCGCCCGTGCTGCTCGATGGTCTCGAAGGGCGTGCCCTCCACCAGCGTTTGGCCGCCCAGGTACAGAGGTTTCAGGGTTTTCAGTTTCATGAATGCCTCCAGAGGCCGCCGCTCAGGCGGCCCTCACTCAGAGTTACGGGGTGACCGGAGCGGCAAACTCACCGAAGATGAACGCTTCCGGACGCTTGACCGCCAGCGCAGCGCGCTCTTCACAGCGGATCGAGATCAGGTTCTTCTCGAAGTCGTCGGCGTTTTCGGTCGAGATCACCACATTGGCGTCTTCACGGTCGAACAGCTGAGCGCCGGTCTGGAATGCGCCGGTCAGGAACTTGCCCAGGAAGGCGGCGACTTCGGTAGCCACAACAGGCAGCCCCCACAGCACGGGGCCAGCCAGCCCCAGCGGGTTGGCGAGGATGTAGCGGCCCAGCGTGTCCTTGGTCAGTTCGATCTTGGCCCAGTCCATGAAGTGCAGGACATGACCGGAAGCCGGCAAACGCGCCAGCTGGGCTTGCAACATCGCCAGGCGGAGGTCATCGATGCCCGACCGTTTCTCCACCTCGAATGCCGGGACATATTTCAAGGCCTGGGGGACGATGCCGTGCAGGTGCACGCCAGTGCCGTCACCGAACAGGATCTCCTGCTCCTCGACGTACTTGAGGCCGTAGCGCATTTCGACGTCGATGGTCGAACCCAGCTGGGCGAAGTCGTCCAAGATCTGCTTGGAGGCCTTGAACATATGGGCGATGGTCGACACCGCGGTGAGCTTCGACGCGAATTCGATGCTCGAGTACGGCTTTTGGGTACCCTCGGCCACGACCTTGGCGGCGTTGGTGAAACCGGTCTGCTGCACCCAGAAGATCGCCGGGGCCGTAGTTCGACCCGGGGCGATCAGGTCGCGGATGAACAGCCGCTGCTTCGGCGCAGTGTCGATGCCCGGCAGGCGCTGAGGTTCCACGATACCGGCCGGAACGTCGGTGGATAGCAGGGCGGCACTGACCGGGATGTTCACGCGCTTGCCGCCTTCGATGCTGGCCGCGAACTGCTTCAGCGCCTCGCTTTTGATCACAACGCCGCCGAGGCTGTCCTGGGCTTGCGGGGCGCCTGGCGAAGGCAAGCGTGCGAACTCCTGTTCGAGCTCGCCCAGCTGGGCTTTCAGCTGCTTCTCGGCCTCGGTAAGGCTGTTGAACTTGGTGGCCATCTCATCGACGGCGGCCTTGGTTTCTTCGGACAGGCTGCCGGCCTTCTTGGCCTCGGCCAGGGCGTTTTCGGCCTGTTTACTGAAATCGCTGGTCGCCTGTTTGAGCTCGGCGGAAACCTGCTTGAGCAGGTCAGCGGTATTGTCTGCCATGGGATTGTCTCCGGTTACTTGATGGCTGCTGCCGAGAACCGCGAGATGGCGGCCTGTAGTTCGGCAAAGTGGGTGGCCAGATCGGCCTGGTTTTCGGCAGCGCTGCGCGTACCGGAGGGGGCAGCGCCTGGCGTACCACCCTTGAGTTCTTGAATGAGGGACCGCCGCTCGGAGCGAGGCATGCCCTGTTTGGCCAGGATCGTGTCCAGACGTCGAGCCGCGACCTGCTGAGGCGCAATGGCTTGCGGATCTTCCTGGGCTGCATCCGAAGGAAGAAGGCCGTCAGCGAAGCCAGCATCTACGGCCGCTGTGCCTCCCATCCATGTCTCTACATCCATCAGGGTGCGCATCGCGGCGGGCTCATCACCGGTCCTGACCGAGTAGATGTCAGCCAGCGTCGCGTCAATCTGGTCGAGGAAGTCTGCGACTTCGGTGAAGTCGTTCCGGTCGCCAGCGGCGATAGTCCAGGCGTTGTGGATCATCATGAAACCGGCTCGGGCGATCTGAACTTCATCGCCGGCCATGGCGATGAACGACGCAGCGGAGGCAGCTAGGCCAAGCACCTGTACGGTCACCTTGCCCTTGTGCTCGCGCAGCAGGTTGTAGATCGCAAGCCCCTCAAAGACGTCGCCACCTGGACTGTTGATCTTCACGGTGATGTCCTTGTCGCCGATACTGCGAAGCGCGGCACTAACGCGCTTGGCGGTGACGCCCTCGCCCGTCCACCAGTCCATGCCGATCGGGTCATACATGGTGATAGTGGTGGAGTCGTCACCGGCTGCAGCCTTGATCGCCGGATTCCATCGTTCCATTGCCTTCGGCAGAAGATCGGATTCGACGCGCGCGTGCGGCCGCACCGCCGGCGCTGCCGGTAGTGTTTTGAGAGTCATGGGTTACTCCAGGTCAGGCCGCTTTGAGCAGCGGCATCGATATCAGCGCGTGGGCCATCATGGGGCCGTCCGGGTTTCCTGTTTCCAAGGCCTCCGACGCCAGCTCGACCGCCTTGTTGATGGCTTCTCGGTCGTCGTTGTTGCGCGCCGAAACCAGCCGAAGCATGAATGCCGAGGCTGCTGGCGATACGCCTGCGGTAGGCTTTCCGAGTTGGTCCAACGGCACCAGTGCGGACTGGACCGTGTACGTGTCGCCGCCCGGGATCGGCGGCAGGTTCTCCAGCCGACGCACCTCGTTTCGACACATCCAGCCATTTTGCAGAGCCGTGTTGTACCAGGCGCCGCGGCCGGCGCTATCCGCACGAAGCAGGCCTTCCACCGAGAACTCGGCGAAGAACTCTTCAGCATCAGCCTCGCCGATAAGGCAGCGGGTGATCTCCTGCTCGATGTTTACGAGCAGCGGCCGCAGGCTATTGGTGAGGAAGTGAAGGTTCTGGGCCTCAACTGAAGCGGCCCAGCTGGATTGCTTGTCCATGTGGCCGACCATGAAGGGCGGCACGCGAAACCACCGGCACATTTCCTCGATTCCGAACGCCCGAGACTCCAGCATCTGCGCGGCTTCAGGGTTCATCGTGATGCCCTGATACTTGAAGCCCGCTTCCGCCACCATGATCTTGCCGGCGTTCTTCGACCCCATGAACGCCTGCATGCTGGCCCGAAGTTGCTCGCGCTGCTGTGGCGTGATCTTGGCGTCGCTGCTCAGAATGCCGGAGGCCTGCATTCCCTGTGCGAATACCTTCGCCGCGGCCTCCTCGATCGCCATAGCCGAGCCGAAGATCTCGCGGCCGGTGGTGACCGGAAGCATGCCGCACACTCCATCAAGGCCGAACCCGCGAATGTGCATCAGGCTCTTCTCGGGAATGTCCCGCTCCACACCATTCTCGCTGTACGTGTACTTCAGGCGCCCGTTGTCCTGCCGCTTCACCCTCATGCACTGGGGAAGAAGCGGCACCAGGGCGATAATCCTGCTGCCGATCATCTTCTTCTCGACAAAGGCATTACCCCGGAGGCAAATGCTCGCCACTACCAGCAGCATGAAGCGCTGCGGGGTCATCTCGGCGTTCGGGATGCGACACAGAACACGGTACAGTGGGTGATCCTTAGCGACCTCGCGAGATCCATCAGGGAGGCGCCGATACAGCTTGAGCGGAAGCGTCGAAACAGACTCGGACAGCAGCCTCACGCAGGCCCACACCGTGGACAGTTGCATGGCTTTGTCGACCGATACGTGCTTTCCAGATGCGGAACTCCCGAACCACTCTTGCCAAAATGCGCCGTCTTTCAGGCCGATGGGCACCCCGAGCCAGTTTTGCAGCGCAGCCTTCATCCGGCCCGGTTTTTTGTTGGCCATCAGATTCCTACCATGATCGGGTTATCGAAAAAGCCCTGTAGGTCGCCAGCACCTTCAGGGTTCAGGGCCATCAGGGAGACGGCATCAAATGTGGACATGAGCGGGTCGATCTTGGCCGAGCCACTGGCCTGCTTGGTGATCGTGATGGCGTTGCCCTGGGGGACAATCCGCGCATTACTTACTGACCAGCTCATCAACGCACTTCCGCAATGAACCAGCTCACCGCCGGCAACCTTGCGTTCTGTCGTTTTGATTGCGCCGTTCAGCTTCCAACCTTGGGAGATAGCGACGATTTGCTCCATCACGATGCCGCGCTCCTCGGTCGTAAGCTCGTCGACGATATCGCCGATACCCGCAGCGTCCACGCCAATAGCGAACTTTTCCGGGAGCAATCCTCGATCGCGGATGTCGCAAATAATGTCTGCTACGGCTTGGACGTCGTCGCCTGGGCGATCAACTACCGTGAGATCGCCAGCACTCTCAAAGTCTCTCAGAACGCTGGCGATGTCTTTCCGGCGCTCGAAGACGATCTGGTGAGCCCAAGCGTGAGCCCAATGAAGCCACCGTCGAGTGCCAGGCTCGCGCCCCAGTACGGTCAAGCCCAAAAGGTCATCAAGACCGCCACCGTCAATGCCGACGGTCACTACCTCCGATCTTTCGAGGAGGCTTTCGAGACTCATGCCCGATTCGGTAGCCGCCTCCCAATGATCAGCTCCAGCCCAGCGGTCGCTGCGCAGGTTCAGGCCAATTTCGATATTGAGGTGTTTCGCGAGGAATTTTTGCAGAGACCCATCTGAGGACCCCAGCCGTTTTTTCAGCTGATCCTCAAGCCACTCCGCACTCACCGAGCGTCCAATATTGGGGTTGGTGATGTAGAAGTTTTCTGGTTTCAGATATTCCTTACCAACAACCATCTGCTGCGGAAATTCGTAGAGGACACCCAGCGTTTTTGGATCGAGGATCTTGCCATCCCGAACATCACGCCAGTAACTCAAGCGCTCCTTGAAAACGCCCGCCGGCGGCTCATCACTCTGCGTTGTCAGGTAGATGACCCAACCCTCTTCGCGAGATATCTGACCACCCAGCGCCTCCATGAACATGGACTCCGCGTTGGCGCGCTTGCCAAAGACCCAGAGCTCATCTACCAGGACCTTGCCGGACTTTTTGCCTGAAACAGTGTCGGTATCTGCCGCAACCACTTTCAACGAGTTACGCGTCGTGCGATCGGTGATAGTCCTGATGTGGTCCTGAATATGGAACATCGCCGAGAGCTCTTCATCGGCTCGGACCATCGCGGCGGCCGGCTTGAAAGCGTTGTCCGCGACTTCGCGAGTCGGCGCCAGAATCAGATGCTCCTCCTCCTCCCGCCAACACAAGATCAAAGCCGTCAGCATGATCCCAGCAGCAATCGTGCTTTTTGTATTTTTCTTGCTGATAAGTAGGCCGAACTCCCGGATCAGTTGGCGCCCTGTCTCTCCGTCGTATGCACCGAAAATGCATCGAACGTAGTCGAGCACCCACTCATCACAGCAGTCAGCCATTCTTGGCTTACCGGGCAGATCCGGAACTCTCAGTTCCATGAAGATCGCCAAGGCTCGTTCAGCTTCATCGACAAAGATTGGCGGAGGAATGATCGACTCGCGGTCAACAAGTCGCTGCGCCCAGTCCGGGCATGCCGTTGACCATTCCATAGTTAAACCTGCTTACCGTTCGCTGCGACGAGTTTGGGCGGCGCCTGCCGGGAAAATTTCCCAGCGGCCTGCTCGGCTGCCTTCTGCACCTCATCTTTCTTGCCGCCATCCGCTTTCTTAACGTGCGTGTATTGAACCGCGGCGATGGCGGCCCTCACCTGTATCGGGCTGGCATCAATCTGGCCCAGGGCAATTTTCGTCAGCAGCGAAAGCATGTCCATTTCTGGCGCCGGGACCGGTACCGCCTTTTCCCGCTTCAGTGCGCCGCCATGTGGCTGGGCCTCGAACTCCACGGTCACCGAGGATTGGTTTGGTGATTTCGGATCAACCTTCTTTTTCCGGCCAGCGCCCGGCCGAGCGCCGCCAGAGTTGGGGCGAGCGCCCCCGCTCTTGCCTTTAACGCCTGCCATTTGCTGAATTCCTTTTTTAAAAAGGGGAATAAAATCTGCGCGTGAGGGGATGGGTGGTCTAGGAGCAAAAAGCCCTGAACTCTCGACCCACCCCTCCCCTCTGAATCGGGGAGTTGACGTGCATCAACCAATTTGAAGCACACCATTGACGTGCATCAACCGATCTGGCCTGCGGCCTCCTCGGCAGCCTTCACCACGTCATGGCAGGGTCGGCATAGGGTCTGCCAGTTGCCACGATCCCAGAACAGCTTCATGTCACCCCTGTGTGGGACAATGTGGTCAACGACTGATCCTGCTGTAACACGCCCCTCACGCTGGCAGTAAACGCACAGCGGGTTGGCTACGAGCCATTCGGCACGCGCCACTTGCCACTTGTACCCATAGCCACGTTGGGCGGCGGTCCCCTTGGCAGTCCGCCATGACTCCGGGTTAACCGTCGCCAGCTTTGACGGTTGGGCTTGCATGGCAGGCTTTAGGGTCGTGAGCCTGGCCATCACCTGCCACCGTGAACTGGCGCGCCACTTAGGTAGGCCGTGGGCTGCTGTTCAGGGTCCAGGCCCTGGTCATCAGCCAGCGCCTCGATCAGCGCCAGGTTCTGGCTGGCGATCGTCTCCAGCAGGGCGGTCTGCTTTTGCTGCTGCTCCAGGATCTGCTGGAGCAAAGAGATTGCTTGCTCGTTCACGGGCTACCCTCATCCATTTGTTGATCCATTCGCGCCGTGCGGCGCATCCACTACAGGCCATCAACCTTGAGCCTTGCGAGAGAGAAACAGGTCGGAGTAGCCGCGAAGCTTCTCCACGCCCATGAAGCCGACAGCGCCGCCAGCGAAGGTGGCCATGCCCTGCGGCAAGCCCATCCATTCGAGCAGAGGCACCAGGGCCAGCGTGATCAGGCCGCACAGGGCGCCCTCAAGCATCATCTGCCGGCGCGTCCCTCCGCCGTACACCACCCTCAAGGCGGCGATAACGACAGATAGGCCAGCGGCGTACATCTGCGGCTGGTGGGCGATCACCCAGGTAATCAAAGCAGCCCAAAGGCCAGGATCTTTCTCGGGCATATGAGCCATCTCGATTCCTCCCTTTCGGGGAGTGCAAATGAAAAAGCCCCGGCGATTGCCAGGGCCCAGAAACGACAAAGCCCGACACAATGGCCGGGCTCTTGGTGGTCACTCCTCAACACGCGCAGGAATGACAGGATGGGGATAATTTCGCTCAGTCGCTCACTGATGTCAACAGGCAATTAAGCAACCTCTTTCATCAGCAGCCCTTCGGCCTCCAGGATCACCCGAACTTCCTCCAGCGCGTCGCCAATCATGTCGTCGAGCTTCTCGTTGATGTTTTGCCTCCAGCGGCGCCGAGTGGGCTCCGGAGTGGCGTCCAGATCCCAAGTATTCATGTCGTAGAAGCTGTCCGGCAGAATGATCACATCCTCTTCGAGAGCCTCGATCCGCTTCTTCGCTGCCTTACCGGCGGCTATCGCAGCGTTCACTACGGCATCCCGGCGCCAGTCCTTGGCATCAAGCGGGATATCCACTGAAACGGATTGCGGGGCCTTGCGGCGTGCACCTTTGAGCTTCGGAATGGCCCAGGCGGTCACCGACTTGTAGATGAACAGCATCGGTGCCGGGCTCGTGATGAGCGGCCTCACCGAAGTGATCGCCTGAACCTTCTTCGCCTTGTTTGTGCCGTACTTGGCGACCAGTACATCCCAATGCTTTCCCTTGAGCATGTGATGCAGGCGAGCCGACAGCCAGTAATCAACTTGAGATCGGTCAATTCCACCCGATGATCCTCCGAGAGAAGCCAGGCACCCGCCCTCCTCCTCAGCCGACCGATACAGCTTTTGCCAGGCCTGGGCCTTTGCGGCCCCCTTCTCTCCGGCGGCCAATGCAGCAACAACTGCTCCAGAAACGCTGCTGTAAACCATGATCAATCCCCTGTGTAGTTAGTCGCGCCGGCGCCGCGGCGGTTGTTGCCTGCATACGCAGCCCCCGGGCCCGATGCTTGTTCTTGTTGTCCACGCCGACTGAGCCGGCTCTCTGCAGCCTGCAGGCGCAAGCTCAGCTGGCTAACCAGAACCTCCAGCGGCAGAGCCTCGCCGGTATCGGCAGTGACCCAGCCCGAGGCGTTGCATTGAAGGCATGGCAGCTGGTGAAACACCCCGCTCACGAACGCCTTGCCGAGGCATGTCGAGCACTGCGCCAGGTCGAGCTGATCGACTTTGAAGGCCGGACCATGGCTCTTTTTCAGCATTTCGAATCCTCGCTTATGGTTGATTCCGAAATGTCGCTGCAGCCCGCACGCTCTGCGGCTCGCAGGAGAATCCCTGAATCAACGGATCTATCGCCGGTCAATCCGTGAATCGCTGCAAAACCCTTCTGATCAAGGTGCGCGTGCCACTTCTCCAGGGCGTCGCGCTTGCGGGCCATGATGTCGGACTGGATGTACACCTTCACGTTGTGGCCCATGGCGTGATTGATCAGCAGCTCACCCACCAGGTGATCGACGCCCAGGTCAGCCCAACCGGTGCGGGCCAGCTTGCGCAGGTCGTGACTGGTCCACTCGCCCTGGCTGATGGCGGCGAATACCTTCCACGCCTTCACCTCGCTCATGGGCTTGCCCTGCCTACCCGGGAAGAGGAACTGCCCTTCGTAACCCTCGTTACGCTGAATCTCGCGATACGCCATCAGCAGGAAGCGCACTTGATCAGTCAGTGGCAGGCGGTGCTCGACGCCGGTCTTGGTGTTCTCGGCTGGAATGAACCACTCGCGCTCAGCCACGCTGACATGGCTCCAGCGGGCCTGCCGGGTTTCACCCAGTCGAGTGCCGTGGCACAACATCATCAGAGCCAGTACGCCCCGCTGGGGGTTGTGGGCAAGGGCGCACAGCAGATGCGCCAGAAGTTCCTCCAGGTGCACACTGCGCAAACGAGACGGCTTGACTGTGACTCTGGCCTTGGAGAAGTCCCCAAAGCGGATGCCGGCCATAGGGTTGGAGCTGATCAGCCCAAGCTTGAAGGCCTGGCGGAATGACAGGGCCAGCAGTTGGAACACCAGGCGCACGTAGTCGATCGACAGCGACTCTTGCAGCGGCCACATCAGCTCGCGGTCGAGAAGCGCCTTATCGATCTCGGCCAGGGCCGTACCGCCCAGGCGTGGAATTAGGTGCAACTTGATTGCAGAAGCTGCGGTGCTCTTGCGCTTGGCCGACAAATTGCGGTCGCGGGCCATGCGCTCAGCGAACCAGGCCAGCAGCTCACCGGTCAGCACCCAGCTCGATAGGCTGGAGCTTTCCCCCGCCTCCAGGCGCAGACGGATATCCGGTAGCGCGGCCGCTACCTTGGCAGCGCTCAGCTCTGGATAGCTGCCAATGAGATTCCACTTGCCTTTCGTGACCAGATACCAGGAGCCGCGCTCGCGGGACCGGTGAAACCTGAAGTACAGACCCTGGTTGCCCAGGGCGCGCAAGTCACGGGCCCGCCCCTCGGCCTGGCGGCGGATCTCGGCATCGCTGATCTTTACAGCGGCGGTATTTGTCATGCGATCAGGACTCCTTCGTTAAGTAATGCGGCCTGAGTGCGCATTACGCCCTCGGCGTGGTACTGGCGGGCAGTGGCGCGGTCGATATCGCGACTACGGCCATCACAGGCGTCATGGCAGGCGCTGCAGCACCAGGCGCCCTGCATGTCGTGCGGTTTCTTGCCGACGCCACAGGTTCCGGCCAGGCGGTAGTGCGCTAGAACGGTGGTTTCAGGATCGCCGTTGCAGACACCTGGAATGCGCACCTGGCATTCCCGTCCGCGTGCGGCTTTGGTCAGTTTCGATTGCCGCATGGGCTGTCTTCTCCGTGAAGATCGATAACGCGATACGCGCTCGGCCACATACGGCTGCCATGGGCAACTGCAAGCTCCTTCTCGCGATAAAGCGCAACGGGTGGTTGTGGGGTTTCGCAGAGCCCGAACAGGTCGGACCTGCAATAGAGCGCGTAGCGGTACTCGGGCAGCTGTGGCTGCAGATGCATTGGGTCTGTCATGCGGGGAGCTCCTTGCGGGAGTAGCGAGAGGCGAGCGACCGCTCTGGCGATGTCGTCGGCTTGGGTGGTGGCTGCCAGCTGGCGGTCAAGTTTTCGAACCGGTTGTACTGCCCAAGGAAGGCGGCGCGCACGGTGCCAGTTTCGATATCCCGGCCCTTGCCGATGATGATTTCGGCAACGCCCTTGAACTCGCTGTTCTCGTGGTAGACCTCATCCCGGTACACGAAGAGGATCACGTCGGCGTCCTGCTCGATGGCGCCAGATTCCCGAAGGTCGGAGTTCACTGGGCGCTTGTTTGGGCGCTTCTCGCATTCCCGCGAGAGCTGGCTAAGCAGCACGACAGGGATGCCAAGCTCACGAGCAAGCAACTTGCAGCCACGGCTGATGCTGCTGACTTGTTCGGTTCGGTTACCGCCTTCGCCATCCATGAGCTGCAAGTAGTCGATCATCAGAATATCGAGGCCATAGCGCAGCTTGTGCCGGCGGGCCAGCGAGCGAATACGTCCTACCGAAGCGGCAGCACGATCAGCGATGAATAGGTTTGCGTGCTGGATCTTCCCGGCGGCCGCGCAAAGCTCGGCCCCGTGAGACTCGCAGGCCGAGCCATCCTTGATCAGGTTGAGCGGGATCTTTCCCGTAGCAGCTACGGCCCGATCCATCAGCGCGCCTTTGCTCATCTCTAGGCTGATCACCAGACCTGACTTCTTCTGGCGCACAACCGCATCAAGCAAGAAGCCCATGGCCAGGGTGGTTTTGCCCATCGCCGGACGACCTGCCACGATGATCAGTTGCTCTGGCTGCAGGCCGCCTGTCTTCTCATCGAGATCAGCCAGGCCGGTCGAAAGGCCGATTAGGGTTTCGCCACGCATCAGGCGATCATGGCGCTCTTGCCAGACCTCAAGCTGTTCGGCCATGAGGTCGCCGGCCTTCACAACCTCCTCGCCATCGGCACCAGAGTCGATTGCCATCGCTGCCGCCTGCACGGAGGCGATCTTGTCCTGAATGTCACCACTGCCCTGCACAATCTCCAGCGTGCGATCGCTCAGGTCGTACAAGGCACGCTCCACTGCACGCTCACGCACAATCCCGGCGTAAGTGCCGGCGCTGGCAACGCTCGGAGTGTTGTTTACCAGCGCGGCGCAGTGGCCCAGGGCGCGGTCGCCGTTGTCGAGCATCCCGATGTGGTCTGCCACGGTCAGCATGTCCACTGCCTTGCCAGCAGCGCGCAAGGCCATGATGCCGCGGAATACCTCGGCGTTTTCAGCGAAGTAGAACGACTCAGGACTCAAGTCGTCGGACAAGGTGTCGATCAGTTCCGGGCGCTGCAGCATTGCACCCAGTAATCCGTGCTCCGCTTCGAGGCTGTAGGGCTCACGCATCGTAGTTGCCCTCCACCACCTTGACGAAGTTGGACGGAGCGATCAGCCAGTCGAATGTGGCGCGGAATGGAGTGCTGCCAGGCTTCCCGGACAGCCGGCCCATCAAGAAATCCGACTTGGCGACCGAGGCGAAGTAATCAGTCCAGAAATCGAGGCTCTGGTGAACCTCACTCTGGTTCCACCGGGCGCGGAGTTGCTTCTTGCGGGCCTCCGAAATCAGGATGACCGCTGGCAACGACGGACTGAGCAGTCGGTTGAACAGATCGACAATGCCCTGAACCGGGCAAGACGGAGAGCGCGAAACGCGATCACCATCAGGTGACGGTTCAATTGATGGTTCTATTACGGTTATGGGTGCAGCTGCTGCGGGGGTTTTTGTCGTGAGCTGCGGGGGTGGAGGTGCATCTCCTGCGGGGTGCGATTCTTGCGGGGGCGCATAAGATGCGGGGGTTAGAGTGTACATGGTGGATCGCCCCATGCGCTCGCGAATAGACAAAATGCCCGCCTGGCCAAGCCACTTGATGGCGCCCTGAACCGTCCTTTCGGCAAGACAGGTGCGCTCAGCGATACGAGCCACCGAAGGCCAGCAAACACCCTCATCGTTTGCATTGTCGGCCAGCGATATCAGGACAGCCTTTTGAGGGCCGCTCATGCCTTGCAGCGGCCAGCACAGGCTCATGATTATGGTGCTCATGCGGAAACATCCCGGGCAGACACCAAGGATGCCTTCAACTGATTGAGGCATTCTCGGCGGAATTTAGATTTGGATTCTGGCGAGTACTGCGCGCCAATCATGACGGCAGCGTTCATCGCGGCAGATTGGGTAGCATCGGGGTGTCTTGACACTATTTTTGGCTCGCCTAAAAGTGTCGCGACACTATTGGCATTGCCCGTAGGCATCTGAGTGTGCATAATCGACCTCACAAGTTGTTGCTGTTGAAGAAGCCGGTCTAGCCACCGGCTTTTTTTCGCCTGCGATTTGGGTGCTGGATGAATAAACAGCTAATCCAGATCGCCTTTTTGTTTTCGTCGATTGGGCGGAAAATCAACTTATCGAACGGTCAGGCTGGCGAGTCCTTGACAGCTCTTACAGGGTCGTCTTCACGATTCGCACAAAGCTCTCCGCCGGATTCCTTCTCCAATACACACTGCATTGGGTAGGAGAACCCGCCAGCGGATCTGCACTGCGAGACCCGGCTTCTTGTCACGCCGAGGGCCGCACCGATCGCACCTGGCGAGCCAAAAAACGTCAGGGCTTGGTCATAGGTCATTAAGGTTTCTCCATTTCACTGCCGCGAGTTTAGAAATGTTAACCAAGAAAGGCAAGTTATCTAAACCGCGCATTGTTTAGAATCCTAAATATGAATTTCAGCGAACGACTCAAAGCGCGCATGGACGCCTTAGGCCTCCGCGCGACAGATATCAGCGAGATGACCGGCGTATCGAAGGCGACGGTCTCTTTCTGGATTAATGGGACAAATGGCGCGAAGGGGAAAAACCTGACATCGCTAGCAAGGGCTCTTGATTGCTCAGCAGAATGGCTATCAGAAGGGATTGATCCACCTAAGGTCCCAAGCCTTGCGCCCATCGAAACCTGGGACGACGAAACGCCGCTGGAAGAAGATGAGGTCTATGTCCCATTCCTAGAAGAGGTAGAGCTTTCAGCAGGCTCAGGCAAGTACTCCATAGAAGAGAGCAACTCAGCCCGGCTGCGCTTTTTCAAGAAAGACCTGCGCCAGAACAACGTGCAGTTTGGCAACGCAAAATGCGTCTCTGTTAGCGGCAACAGCATGATCCCAGTGCTTCGCGATGGCGCTACCGTCGGTGTAAACGTCGGGAAAAACTCACTGCGGGACGTCGTTGACGGAGAGATGTACGCGATAAGCCACAATGGGCAGCTCCGAGTGAAACAGGTGTATCGGACCCCCACAGGTATCCGGTTGCGCAGCTTTAACCGAGACGAACACCCTGACGAGGACTACACGTTTCAAGAAGTTCAGGATCAGCACATAGCGATCATTGGCCACGTATTTTGGTGGGCCATGTATTCCCGCTGAAGCCCTTGCAGCGCAAATGAAGACCCGCCACTGAGCGGGTTTTTTTGTGCCTTAGGATCGCTTCACTTAACTTTTTGTTAAGTTATCTAAAAATATACCTTGACCATTTTTGTTAAGTTTTCTAAATTTGCCTCATCGCCGGATAACAACCGGCCAGATGGAAGGCAGCGATGAACCGGCCTGAACGGTTCAGAGGGTTGGCAACTGACCCGGGCGTGCAGCGTAAAGCGCCGAGAGCAGTTATCCAGCGGGAGAACAAGCCGAAAGGCCCGCGGCTGGAGGAACAACTTGAATGAGCCCGTACCGCGCCAGCAGCGCCGAAGGGACACGGAAAGTTTCACTGATGCGCCTGGTTGGCCGGGCGCATTGGGAAATCAACCGAGAGGCACACCAGCATGGAATCAATCATCAAGAGCGGCACATGGATCGGCCATCTCGGCCGTGGGCTTGCTCGCAGAGAACTTCAGTTTTTGCTTTTAGTTGCCCAGGGCCTTACCGCCAAACAGATCGCGCGCTCTCACGACGTTGAGCCTGGGACGGTCGCGAAACGGATCTCCAACGCCATGTTCAAGCTGGGCGTTCAACGCCAGTCGGCGGCGGTGGCCGAGGCCATGCGGCGGGAAATCATCGTAGGACAGGCAGATGGTCAGAATCCTCAAGGTCCAGTTGGGGAATCGAACGATGGTGTTTTTATCGCTTAAACGAAAGGAAGACTTCACTGGCTGGCCTTGGCGACAGGGCCAGACGGGAAATCAACCGCCCTGGAGGGCAAGACGATGGCCTACTACAAGACAAGCGATGCCGGTGTTCTGGCGGCTTGGAAGGCGTACAGAGAAAGCGCGGATCGTTTGCAGGCGCAAGGCGAAGAGTTCGCCAAGCGCTTTGTAGGCGCCACCGCACTGTTCCAGACCAGCATGCACAGCGGTCGTAACTTCTACGGCCTGAAGTTCAGCCCGCCTATGCCACAGCCGCTGTGGACGAAGCCAGACCCAAAGGCAGATAGCTCGCAGTTCCCGCGTTCAAGTCTGCCGCCGGGCACAAAGGGTGAAGAGCGCAAGGCGTTGAGGCTTGAACTGGAAAAGCTTCAAGAGGAATTCAAGGCGCACAAGCCAAAGGATAAAGCTGACCTGCAGCCGTTTCTGGATGCCATGGGGCTCGGCGGTGGCTCGCTGTTCTTCTCCAGTTACAAGCATGTGGTAACGCCTGACTGCATCTACGTCAGCACGTCCGCCAGGCCGAATGGTGTGATGACCGAAATCCTCGGCAGCGAGTTCGAAGCCGCTGAAGCCGCGAATAACTGAACAACCAGCGCCACGACAGCCTGTCGTTAACTGCCCGATCCCTGGTACTCCCCAGCACCAGGGATCGGGGTGTGATCTACAGCAAAGCAAGGCGCCCCACTCGTAATAGGGCCAGCCACTGAGAACGTCGTACAGAACGTGGCGCAGGCAATGCCAGAGGTAGCTCCTCGCGTAGATCACACCCCGATGCGGAGAAAACGCATCACTTGCGAAATCTACTCGGCGAGCGGCCGCCACTGATGCCGCGCTCATGAGGGGCAGGCCATGAAATAGACCAACGATAAGACCTTCCCAACGAAGGCACCTGCGCTCACATATGGGGGCATACGTGACGCAACGAAAGCCCGGCTAACCCCGGGCTTTTTTTCGCCTGCCATTACTCGTCAGCACTCTCATCTGCGCCCATCGGCAACCAGCAGCCGGCCAGAGTGCTGACGAGTGATCGCTATATCCGCAGCAGCAACCAGGAAGCAACTTACATGACCAAATCAATCAGGCAGATGATCGCTGCAGGCGAGGTTCGCCGCGCCGATGCAATCAAGGTCCGGCTTGAAGATCTTCACGAAGAGCCCGGGTTCAACCTTCGAACTGAAGGCGAGTCGCTAGAGGCAAGCATCGATGCTCTGGCGGAGTTCATAGCAGACGGCGGCGTTATACCCCCGCTTGAGATCAGGCCGCGGAGCGATGGAGGGGTGTGGGTTGTTGACGGCCATCGGCGGCGCCGGGCGCTGATCAAGCTCGACCAGGCTAGTCGTCTTCCTCGGTTACCCAGCAAAGACGATCCGAAGGTTACCGAGTACTGGGTTGATGTCCGAATGTTCGAAGGCAGCGATGCCGATCGTGTCGCTCGGATCATCTCAAGCCAGGAGAACGAGAAGCTCTCCCCTCTTGAGCTTGCCGAAGGCTACAAGCGGCTCCGAGCCTTCGGTTGGCCAGTCGAGCAGATCGCGAAGAAGGTCGGCAAGACCCGGCAGCATGTTGAGCAAGTGCTCACTGTGGGCAATGCAAACACCGATGTGCAGAGCCTTGTCGCTTCAGGCCATGTGTCCGCAACAACGGCAGCCAAGGTAGTTCGCGATCACGGCGACAGCGCCGGCCAGGTTCTGGGTGCCGAGCTGGAGCGAGCCCAAGCGAAGGGCAAGACAAAGGTCACCGCCGGCAGCATGAAGGGCCCTTCAATACCAAAGCCACGGCTTGAGGCGGTGCATACCGCGTCGCGCAACTTGATTGCATCACTTGATGAAATCGATGAAGACAGCAAATCGCTAACCATGCCTACCGCGCTTGTCATTGAGCTGCGAAAGGCCCTGGATGGCGCCCAACCGAAATAGCCCACCAAGCACCACGCCGATTCCCACTAGAGGAACTACTCATGCACCCAGCCATGCAAGCTCGTATCGACGGCATGAACGCCCTGCGCATCCGCGCAAATGTAGCTACCGCCGCCTTCTACGGGATGATCAATAAGCCGGCCCCAGAACGCGCAGTGCGTTACCAGGTCGTGAACAAGGGCGTTAATGCCTATCACGTAATTGAGATCGAGACCGGTCGCGTGAAGGGTTTTCGCTTCAGCTGGAGGGCAGCGATCAACCTCGCGCAGGTGCTGGAAGCACGCGCCGACGGCGCAAAGGTCAACATCGAGGGCTGGGGCAAATGATCGGCCAACCACAACCAAATCCGCGAGACGCGATCGTCAACGAGTTGAATCGCCACCTCGACCAGTTCTTCAGCCGCGGCGGCAGCGCGCAACAGGTCGCCCAGGGCGTCAGCGGGGAAAAGGTCGGGTTCGGCGCAACAGCCCATCATGAGCGCCTGAAGGCCGAGCGTGCACGGCTGGCTCCCGAGGTGCGCAAGTACGCCGAGAGCGGGCTTAACGCAACCCAGATCGGCACCAAGATGTCGGTTCGCGTCCAGCGCGTTCTGATGATCGCCGCCGAGAACAACATTCCCATCGAGGGCACAACTTGAGACGGATCAGCACCAGGACAGCCGGCCGGCGCCGGCAGACCTGGCTGGATTTACCAGCACATGAAGTTGGAGAGAGCGGCTATGGCCAAGGAAGAGCAACAGCCAACGGCGGAAGCCATCAAGCAGCGCAGGAAGCGCGAAAAGGAAGCGGCCAGGAACGTCGTCTTTGGCGTCGAGAAGTTCACGATTGAGGTGGCCGGGGTGTTCAAGCGTGACCTCAAGAAGGTCATGAAGGCCCACGGAATCAACAATCAGCAGGACATCCACCAACGACTGCTGATCAACCTCATCGGCGCAGACTTTGAGACTCAGGCAGTGATGTTGCGATGTGTCACGACACCTTATGAGATTCAAGAAAAGGTGTCGCGAGCATTTCACGAGAAGAGCATGGCCGAACTAGCGGCCGACCCAGACGATGAAATCATATCGCCCGGATAAGAATTGGTGGGAACGGGGGGAGTTGAACCCCCTGCGGTACTGTCCGGAAACCAACGTTACTCGTCGAGTTCTTCGCAATTTGAAAATCGAACGTTCCCAGAACCGCCCCACCTAATTCAAATGCTGCTGTTGTGCTCATCAGTAATGCTCCTAGATCAATGTCGGTAAAAAATGGGAGTGCCAATGGAAGCGCCCACCCGCCTACTGTGATTAGGTCCGATGCAATAGCCAAACCGCTGAAAAACTTCTCTTTTACGCCGGCCTTTACTCCGTGCTCGTTAGAAATCGCCAAAGGGCGAACTCTGCAATAGTTGCGATATTACACGCTGGCCACCCAAGATTTCAAACCATGCCACCCACCGAGAACCCGGAAGGCGGCGCCTGACTGAAGATCATCCATGAGCCACAACTGCGAATACGTTCGGCAGCACTACCAGGTGCCCGCCGAAGTCGGACGCCGTATCATCGCCTACGGCAAGCCCGGCATCATCATGGCCGATCGCGGCCACTACATCGGCGTAGTGCTGGACGAAGATCCGAAGAAGCGGATCAGCAACTACCACCCCACCCACGAAATGCAGTACGGCGAGATGGCCGAGACGCTCCCTCTCAAAGAGTGGCTGGTCCTGCCATTCAAGCACGATTGGGAAGATCTCAACTGGAGTCGAGAGGCCCGGGAGGATTTGGTTAGGGTTTGGGCGGCTACCCGAGGCCAGGCCAAGTACAAGGCCTATGAGCGTCTTCAAGACTACTGCCACAGCATCAAGGCGATGCTGCACTTCAAAGTCCGGCGCGCCTGAATCGCCCTAACCTTTTGTGCCGCGCTTTCAACCGTTTCCTCGGTCATACCAATCGGTGGCTTTCTTAAGTGCGAGTCGCTCTATGTGCTCGATACTTTCAAAGGGGCCATCGATAGTGCATATCACCCTATCTCCATCATCGTTAATGGTCACCTCTACCGAGACAGGAATCGGATTGGAATTCTCGCCCCACTTAGGCTGAGCCATCACTTCCTTCCCCTTGCCTTTCCCGCTTTCAATAGTCAGAACATTTGTCCACGGACGATCAACTAACGGCTTCATAACACCTCCTTGATCCGGCTCCATACCGGGCCATCAACCAATAGTCCACAAACCCACTTCTCGCCAGCCTGGCCACGGCCATCGGCTGCCTGCAGGAATGACAACATGACCAAACAACAGCAAGACGAAAGCAAGCTCGAACGGGTCATCCGCAAGATCAAGCGCTGCCTGGCGCTCTCCCAAAGCTCGAACGAGAACGAGGCGGCCACGGCCATGCGCCAAGCGCAGTCGCTGATGCGTGAGTACCGCCTGACCGAAATGGATGTGCGCCTCAGCGATGTCGGGGAAGTCGAATCGGAGATGTCCAGGGTCAAGCGGCGGCCAACTTGGGACAGACATCTCAGCTCGATCATTGGCCAGGCCTTCGGCGTTCGACCGTTCTCTCGCCGGAACTGGTGTAGCGCTACCGGTCGCATCGTGGACCGAGCGCTGTTCGTGGGTGTAAATCCAGGTCCGCAAATCGCGATGTATGCCTACGAAACGCTTTTGGCCAAGGTTACCCAGGCCCGCCGCGAGTATGTGGCCAGAGTGCGGTCAGGCAAGCAGCGCAGCGCCTATTCGCCTGAAACCGCAGGTGATCACTTTGCGCTAGCGTGGGTTTCCGCTGTTCACGGCAAGATTCACGAACTGGTTCCCCGAGGTGAAGAGGATCTGGCCCTGCCTCAGCACTCCAATGGGCGCGACCTGGTAGCGGTCGAGGCGCAGGACAAGGCACTGGTTGAGCAGTACCTGGCGGGAAAAGAAATCGGCAAGGCCCGAAAAGTGCGCGAAGTCGAGCTCGACCTTGATGCACAGATCGCAGGATTGCTGGCTGGCCAGCGTGTAGAGCTGAACGCCGGCCTTGCTTCTGGCGGCCAGGATGTTCTGCAGCTTGGAAAGACTGGATGAGGGGTGATCATGAGCACATTTGCAGTCTTCGGCATGACAGCCGGCGTAGCGCTGGCTGAGGCCAGGAAGATCACCAGGACCACCAGGCCAAGCGGAAAGGCTGGCGCCCCCCCCCCCC